AAATTGAGACCTCTGCGTTGAGCATGTCTGAGTCACTCACCTCGCTTAAAACAACGCCCTCGCCCATGCACCGTGTTTATATGGAAGTTGGCACCCTTGCTGTGTGGTACAAGATCATACGCGAAGCCAACGTCTTGTATGGCCGTAACTGGCGTGGTCAATCCGGGGTCAAACGTCGATTGAGCCATAACATCTGGTCATTCGATAACAAACAAGAGCGTGTGTGGTTTGACGTGCCAGACGAAAAGTTTGGCACCTGGGTGGCCATAAAGTGTGGAGTTCGTGTGGTCGCAGCACCTGGTAAATAATCTTATGTTCCTTAGTCTTATCACCTTGGCAGTGGCCCTGGGTCTCAGTGTTATTGCTGCATACTACAGCATAGCAGGTCTCACTGCGATTTTTGCTGCGGCTGTAATCCCCATCATGATCATGGGATCCATACTGGAACTGGCCAAGGTGGTTGTGACCATATGGCTGCATGAGTATTGGTCACGTGCTCGTTGGTTAATGAAACTGTACTTGGTACCTGCTGTGATCATGTTGATGGTGATCACCAGCATGGGTATCTTTGGCTTCTTGAGCAAGGCCCACAGCGATCAGAGCCTGGTGTCGGGTGATGTGCAGGCCAAGATCAGCGTCTACGATGAAAAGATCAAAACAGCAAAGGACAATATAGATGCTGACCGCAAAGCTCTTAAACAACTTGATGACGCAGTGGATCAAGTCATGGGTCGCAGTTCAGACGAAAAAGGTGCCGACAAAGCAGTGGCAATACGTAGAAGCCAGGGCAAAGAGCGTGCTAGACTTATCGCTGATATCGACTCCGAACAGAAAAAAATTGCTGGCCTCAATGAAGAAGCAGCCCCGATACGTGCCGAAGTTCGCAAGGTGGAAGCAGAAGTCGGTCCGATTAAGTATATAGCAGCCCTGATCTATGGCGACAATCCTGATGCCAACATCTTGGAACGGGCAGTTCGTTGGGTGATCATATTGCTGGTATGTGTGTTCGATCCGCTAGCCATAATGATGCTGTTGGCTGCTACAGAAAGTCTCAAGTGGGCACGAGAAGAACCCGCAGAGCCAGAGGAAGATTCTCCTGCAGAATACGAACCAGATGACGGGCGCCTCACAGATGATCAGATTGAACAGATCCGAGAATCAGCAGCACAAAAAGAATTTGATATCAACGATCATCCATACCTATTTACGCCCGCCGGCAATTCAACTCCGCCAGGTATAGATCCTGTGCCAATCCAGGTATATCGAGCCGAGCCCAGTGATCCTGAACTAGACCCTTGCTACAAGTGTGGCACACCACTGCTCAACGCAGCAGGTATTGGACCTTTTTGTCCAAATAGAAATTGCGATGTTGCTGATGGTCCTTTTCTTAGAGATGATGAAATTGAAGCCCAAGAAGAGATTGACGAAGAAGATCCACGAGTCAAGGCCAGGATCAAACGCTGGAAATTGGATCACCCTCTGGACACGTTAAAGAATCAACGTGTGCGCCTCAGGTTGGGAGTGATCAAACAACTGCCCTGGATGGAATACCCCGACAGTGGATTTGGTACAGAGTTTCCCACAGATGCCAAACGCGGTGACACTTTTGTTCGAATTGACGTGCAGCCCACGGTGGTGTACAAATTCAATGGGCAGACATGGATGGAGGTTGACAAAAACCTTTCAGACAGTTACACTTACGATGATGCCTACATCAATTACTTGATTGAAAAAATAGATCTTGGTCAATATGATCCTGATCTATTGAGTGACAGCGAACGAGATCAAGTGGCAGAACAACTCAGGAAATCAACGCCAAACAATGAAAACTAACGAAACGACCGACACCTGCAGTTTCTGCGGCAAACACAAAGATGCAGTGACCAAACTCATAGTGGGCGAGACTGTGGCCATCTGCAATGAGTGTGTGGAACTGTGCGAGACACTGTTGAAAGATGAGTCAGTGGCGGTGCCCAGTGATCCGTCGGCATCCTTGGATCCCATGGAGATCAAACAGCATCTGGATCGTTATGTGATCGGCCAAGACCCTGCCAAACAGGTGCTGAGTGTGGCAGTGGTCAATCACTACAAGCGCATCAACAATCAGAATCCTGACGTGGAGATTGAAAAGACCAACATCCTGATGTTGGGACCAACTGGATCCGGTAAAACTTTATTGGCTCGCAGTATCGCACGTTATCTAGACGTGCCTTTTGTGATAGCAGATGCTACCAGTCTTACCGAAGCTGGTTATGTGGGTGACGACGTTGAAAGCATGATCGGCAGATTGTTTGCTGCTGCGGGCAACGATGTGGAAAAAACTCAGCGTGGCATAGTGTTCATTGACGAGATTGACAAGATCAGCCGCAAGAGCGAGAGTGCCAGCATCACAAGAGACGTGTCAGGCGAAGGCGTGCAGCAGGCCTTGCTCAAACTGGTAGAAGGAACCAAGTGTAGGATCACACCACAAGGTGGCCGCAAGCATCCATCAGGCGAAACAGTAGAAATTGATACCAAGAACATCTTGTTTGTTGGTGGCGGAGCATTTGTGGGCCTGGATACCATCGTGAAGAATAGAACCAAAGGCACAACCATTGGGTTTGGTGCCAACATGGACAGGGATTCATCCCAGCACCTGGCCAAAACCACGCCCGAAGATCTCATACGCTATGGCATGATTCCTGAGTTTGTGGGCAGATTCCAGAATTGGGTATCACTTGCTGAACTCAGCAAGGCGGACCTTGTGAAGATACTAACAGAAGTCAGGCACAGCTACATTTCGCAGTACAGCTGGTTGTTCAACTGCGACAGCGTGGAACTCACATTCACTGATGCTGCCCTGGATCTGATCGCCGAACGCACATTAAAGAACAAGACTGGCGCACGTGGCCTGCATTCAGAGCTGGAACGTGTGCTGCTGCCACACATGTTCTATCTGCGGCAATATCACAAGCAGGGCATAAAAACTGTGACCATTGACGTGGATCAGGTTGAGGAACCTGTGGCACTAAAAGCAGCCAACCTTTGATGCCATGTACCTCGCGTTTGATCTTCCGCATGGTGGAGGCGACGATGGATCGTCTGCTGCTTGGTGGAATCATATCCTACATCAAGAGTTGAGTATTTGGTATCAAAAGCACACTATTGCTTACCAGATCAAAACAGTAAAGTGGGTGACCAGAGTGGCATTTGCGTCCGATGAGATGTATAGTTTTTTCGCCCTGACCTGGAATCCTACAAATCCTGAACTCCGAGACTATCGTGTGGTTGAGCCAATGAGTCTTGACAATCATTGAGATTTCCTGTATAAATACACTTGCAGATGCCCATGGTGGGGTCTGTACAAAACGTCATACTTGCTTATTAAAGGAGAAAACAAATGACAAAAACTCTACACCTTCGTACCCTCGACATTCCGTCACTTCACAAATTTGGTATTGGTTTCGACACCATGTTTGATGAGCTGCACCGGATACACTCTCAGCAGTCCGGCACAAATTATCCCCCTTACAATGTGGTGCAAATCAGTGAGGACGAGTACATGATCAGTTTGGCTGTGGCCGGGTTTGGCCTAGACAATCTCACAGTGACCAAGGACAAAAATTTCTTGATCATTGAAGGCAAACAGCACGAATTGACCGATGATGTTGAACCCAACTATCTACATCGTGGAATCAGTGCAAGAGATTTCCGCAGAGAGTTCAAGCTGGCGGATCACGTGGAAATAAACAATGCACACTTGGAACTGGGCATCTTGAATATCAACCTAAAGCGTGATATTCCTGAGGCACAGAAGCCCAAGACCATTGCAATTTCTTACGCTAAGTAATATAATAGAGCACAGGGTGTGCGGCACAGTGTCGCACACTTTTACATAGGAACCATCATGTCGCAACCAGATACTCGCACCAGAATCAAACCATCAGAAGCTGTCAAGGAACCACCGTTGTTCAAGGTAGTCTATCTCAACGACAATCAGACCAGCATGGAGTTTGTGGTTGAATCGTTGATTGATTATTTTGACTACACAGTAGAAACTGCTGAACAGATCACAGTGGATGTACATGAAGCCGGGTCAGCCTGTGTGGCAGTATTGCCTTATGAAATAGCTGAACAAAAGGGTGTGGAAGTCACTGTGTTGGCACGGGCCCAGGGCTTTCCTCTGCAGATCAAATTAGAACCTGAAAACATGGGTTAATATTCAATCACCACACGTTTGGGGTAATACACTTGTTGAGCATAGGGTGCGTCGGATCGACCTCTACAGTTGTTCACAAATCTCACTCGGCTGCGAGTCTGATCCACTGACCCATGATAATGACCAAAGCACCAGGTATCGATCTTGTTTTCAGTGTCTGCTGCCAGCGCCTGCATCATGTATCGATTGCCCATCACATTGAATCTCATGGTGCCAGCTAGGTCTATGTCGTGTGCTATCAAGGCAGGGTCCGGAACAAAGTGAGTGACCATGATGATTTTTTTCACATCTCTATGTGTTTGTAATCGTTTCACCGAGTTCATCATATATGCTGCATCAGTTGCTGCCATTTTTGCCAGTTTTCTTGTGGCATCTTCGTTTATGCCGTATTCTTCTTGGCACCAAGATTCGGCTGCGGCTGAATCCACGCTGCTATCAAAATCAAATGCGCACCAGCCGTTGGTGCCTAAGATGGCCACGCCATCTGCAATGACCATGTTATCTTGGAGATAGACCACATTGGGAATCTTGTCAATTTTGCGAGCCAAATCAAGATAGCTTTTGCCCATGTTGTCCAATCGACCATGATGTTCATCATTGCCGTCAATATAAAACACAGCCTGGTAGCATTGACCCAGATGATGCAAGGCTTTGAGCACTTCGGGTCTGTTGCGGCCAACATCGCCAGCCACGATGCACACAGGACTGGTGGCTTGAGATTCCCAGGAAAAGTCTCCCCAGCTATCGATGTGTAAGTCAGAAATTAAGTCAAATACAAATGTCATGATACATATTTAAAAGGAAACACAATGAACATTATTTTTGGAGACTCCGTCAAACTCGTACCCGACAGCTACACCTGTTTGGAACTGGACACATTTCGCATACCGGGCAGTGATGCCATGCCCACTTGGTGTGTGGTAGAAAAGATCCCGTTGAATGAATTCCCATTGTTGGAAGCACACAAGAAAATCCATGCGGATCTCATACGCTATTATCGAGAACAACAATGGAACTACTGCGAGCAGGCCATACAAGGGCTCATGGGCAAGTGGGCAGGAGAGCTGGATAGTTTTTACACAGATCTACTACAGCGTGTGATGCATTTCAAACAGCATGCACCTGCTGCGGACTGGGATCATGTGCGAGCCAAAGAACTATAATTTACAGACCTGATCCAGTATGGTTCTGTTATTGTACTGATCCAAGATGCCAATGGCGCGAGACAGATTGGCTGTGAATTCCTGGTGTATGCTTTGTTGCCATCTCTGAGAGAAAAACAACTGTTGATTATATGCAGCTATTTCATATAGCTGTTGCCACAGACTCAATTTTTCAGTTTTGCTCAACACTGCGATCCTAGACATCTCGGCGACCACTGCTTGTAATCTTGCCCTGGAATCTGTTATGGTGTCATAGGTCTCATCAATGAGTCCATCAAAAGTACGGAATCCATAGTCTCTGAGATATTGCAGACTGCCATGTGTGGCCATCAGCATAAATGGCCGCCCGCATGCAATGGGGCGCAGGGTTTTTTCTGTGAGATGCAGCCTTGAGTCATCAAACAATGTTTCCAATACCACTTCTATCGCAGTCACGTGATAGTCATTGTTGTTGTAATCTGCACTGGCATTGGAGTCATGTGTGTTGGCCGGGAAATACTGGGCCAGCCCTGACAGATCTACTGCTAATCCTGTGTTGGTGAATTTGTGATCCAAGTAATGATCACCATTGTCCCATTCAGCGAATGAAGTCTGGCAATGAGATTGCAGTTGTTGTTGAGCTAGGTCATGTATAAATGTCAGTCTATATTCTCGTGTGCCCGACCAGGCACGATTGTAGATCAAAAAATCACGTTGCACATGATCAAAATTCACAGTCAATTTGGGATCAACTGATGCATACCTAAACCAATCAGCAGCAATCACAGCATGGCTCCACCAATACACACCAATATACCCATTGTCCTGGTATGTCTGTAATTGAGCGCTGCGTTTTTCGGAATGCAGGATCAAGATCTTATCACAGGTGCCCAGTTTGGTATAGTATATCAGCCCACGCAAATGCAATCTAGATAAAAAATCTATCTGGGCTTGATTTCGCCATTCTTTGGGAGTCTCGGTGCAATGCTTGAAAACTATCTGAGAATGTATGTCAGACTCGGGATACAGTTCATAGACCAGTGGTTCTTGATCGTGACAGATCATTATGGGTTTGGTCAGATCTCTCCAGTCTGGATCAGGAGCATAAATCAATTCTTGAAGGTCGGCTAGTTTTTTTGAGCCATGCGGCGTCCAGCGATAAATGAGTAAAGCACGGTCGCTGATGTCGTGTAAAAAGTTGTATAATCTATCTAAAGGAACACTCATATGAAGAAAATTGGATTTATTGGTATTGGTAAGCTGGGACTGGACTGCGCGGAAGTCATGGCCGAGCAGCACGAAGTCAGAGGCTATGATATTTACCCACGAATCAGTGACTCAGTAAAAGTTTGCGATATCGACGAATTGGTTAACGAAAGCGAGTGGATCTTTATCGCTGTGCCCACACCGCATGCCGAAGGCTATGATGGATCGGTTCCTTCCAGCCACATGGAGCCAAGAGACTTTGGTCACGACGCAGTGATCGACGCCATCAACAAAGTCAATACTCATGCACGGGATTCCAAGAAGGTTGTGCTGATCAGCACTGTGCTGCCTGGCACCACACGCAAACATTTTGTTCCGCTGCTGGACTCTAAGCATCAGTTCTTGTACAACCCGTATCTCATTGCCATGGGATCTGTGAAATGGGATATGGTCAATCCAGAAATGATCATGATCGGTACTGAAGATGGTGACTGGAATGGTGTGGCTGGTGAGTTAAAAGACCTCTACGACACTGTGATGCAGAACAATCCGCGCTATGAGATTGGTACCTGGGACGAATGCGAAGCCATCAAGATTTTCTACAACACATTCATTAGTGCCAAAGTGGGCTTGGTCAATATGGTACAAGACTTTGCCATGAAGATTGGCAACATCAATGTGGATGTGGTCACAGATGCACTGGCACGTAGCACCATGAGAATCATGGGACCCAAATACATGACAGCCGGCATGGGCGATGCAGGTGCTTGTCATCCACGAGACAACATCGCTCTGCGCTGGCTAGCACAAGAATATGAAATTGGCTACGACTTGTTTGACACAGTGATGCATGCTAGAGAGATACAGGCACGCAACTTGGCTGAATTCATGGTGGCCGAATCCCATAACTTGCCCATCGCCATACACGGCAAGG